AGATAGGTCATAGTCATACATGCTCTCCAAGAACAGGGGGCCTAGCGGCCCCCATACGTGTTAGCCGAGCTGGTAGCCCATGACGTACAGCTTGACTACGCCTGTAGCCAGCGCCGCAGCGCCGACTGTCAGGTTGATGTCGGTGTCCGCCGTGTACAGCTTAGGCGCTGCAGCATACGCGCCGCCACCAAGCCGCTTGCCCGCAGCGGCGATGGTGCCCGCTACAGCCCAGCCATCCGGGTCAGCGGCGTCGCCTACCGCCAACGTAACTGTGGCCTGCTCAGCCACCGTCTCCAGCACAACCGCCGTCACAACCATCCCCGCCGGGACGGTCATTGCCAGCACAGTCTCGCCAATCGCAGCGTCCGCGGTGAACCGCGAAGCATCGATGACGTTCACCATGACCACGGGGGCCGGAACACCGGCAGCATTGCTGCCAGCGCCGAGCACCGTGGAGTTTCCGTTTTGGTACTGATCGATGTCAGCCATTACTCGTTACTCCTTATCCTGCCTTGACGTAGGCGGCAGCCAACGCCTCGGGCTTGACGACTTTGTGACCGTAGACCATCAGGCCACGCATGATGTCGCCAAACGTACTCTCGGCACGGAGGTCTTCCGTTTTCGTGAGCTGCGTGGCAAACGTCATTCCAGCCTGCGTGCCGGCGATCATGTGGAACGTCTGGTCGCTGCCGTCCGTGTAGCGCGGCAGCAGGTTGCTGTTGTAGATCGTGAAGCGATCAATGATGCCCACACGACCATTTCGCAGCACAGACGTGCCGTCGCCAGCCAGCGATGCGTCCTTGATGTCGGACAGCTTCAGCTGCGTCGTCGCCCAGTACGGCATGAGCAGGAAGCGACCGGTCTCCGGTACGTTCTCTTCGTCCAGCACCTGCCCCAGATACAGGATCGTATCGAGCACGTTGCTTTTTGTGAGCGCGATCGGAGACCCGGTGGCACCGAGATTGATTGCGCCGGTGATCCGCCCGGCAGTCGCGCCCTTGTTCGTAGCAGCGATGCTCGGAACGATGCTCGCAAGCACGCGCGTGTCCAGCTTGATTTTCAGCTGCTCAGACGCGTCCTCTGCCCAGACATTCATCTGGTCAATGTCTTGCTGCTTCTCGATGATGTCATCGATGATCGTGGACCAGTAGAAGCCCTTGTCGATCAGCAGCTCAAGCGACCCACCTACCGGGCGCTGGTGAACCAGCGTCTGCCCGACCTTGTAGTCGTGAATTTCAAGCGTAGGCCGCGTGCGGATGATCACCTTGTCACCCATGTTGCGGATTTCGCCTTCGTAGTCCGTGTTGGAAATGCTCGACAGCACGGTGCCGTCGTAATACTTGTCGATCAGCTTGGTTGACCAAATCTCCGGAATAAAGACTCCGGAGTAGTTCGGCTGCCCTGCTACGCGAGGATATGCCATCGCTCGTTACTCCTGTTTAGCGACTGAAATCAACCTGTCCGCGAACCTGAGCCAGTGCAATTTCCCGCTCCAGCGCAGCGAACTGCTCCGGAGTGAGGTCTTCCCCGTTGCGTCCGCGACGGGTGCGATACACTTGCTCAATCTCTGAACGAGTCCACTCGTCAGCAGGTGGATCAGTGACTTTCGTACCTTGCTTGCCCTTCGGCGGGGCGACCTGTGCTGCCAGCTCCTGCTTACGCTGCTTTGCACTGTCGCTCTTCGGCGTTGCCGTGAGTGATGTGTAGAGCTCGAACACACTGGCGACGGCCTTGGCGTCCAACGAGGACACAGACGCGTTGAAGCCCCTGTGAATAGCCGCGTTGTTCTGCAGCCACTCGATGAAAGCCGGGTCCGTATCCAGTTCGCGCCATGTCGGCACAGATGCGTCCAGCTGACTCTCAAACCGCGCTTGCGCGGACTGCTGAGTCTGCTGCGCAGTGCTGCTCACTTCCTTACGCACATCACTCAATTCGGTACGAATGGCGTCGACTGCTTCATGTGCGGCGGCCTTACTGGCGCGCTGCACAAAAGAGACCAAGTCTTCGCCAAACAGGCGCACGTCATCTTGTGACACAGCTGGCTCGGGAGCCGCTGGCGGCGTGCTGTTCGCGGCCGCATCAAGCTGCTCCTGCAGCTGTGTCATCTGCGCCTTGTACTGATCAATCTGCTGATTTTGAGCGCGGAACATCCCCTCCAGTGACTTGTAGCGCTGCGTCGACTTTGCCAGCTCTGCCTCCAGCCGCTCAACATCATCCGCACTGGCAGCGGCCGGAGCGGCTGCGTCAGATGGTGTCTCGTCGGCCGCAGCAGGCGCAGGTTCCGAATTGGCTTCGGCATCCTGCGCAGCATTATCGTTGTTCGCCGCATCACCATCAGTCGCACCATCCTTCATGGCTTGTATCTGACGGTCGACGGCTTCTGCTGCACTACGTACACTTTGGGGTTTCATTTCCTGCTCCTGTTTCGGTGCCGCTCAACCCGAGCGCTTTCCGGGGGTGGCTGCCGGGCGCTAACTGTCGCCCTGCAGCAGTTTCAGAAGGTCGCGAAGGGTGCGGGCTTTTCCCTGCAGAAGCTGGTATCGCTCGTCGTCGGCCGAAACCAGACGCTCTACTGTCTCGCGATACTCTCTCTGGAAGAAAGCAACAAACTTCGGGTCTCGCCCAGCTTGCGCAAACATCCGTACTTCGTCTTGGGAACTAGCCCGCACCCGCTACCTCTGTTCTCTGCATTGTTGCTAACTACCTTGTTTTGTCAAGTAAGCATGCGGCTCGGACTGTAGTTGTCCGTCGTCGCAGACCCGTCTTGCAGCTGCTCACCCGACCCGACGCCATTGTCGCCCGCAGGCGTCCCTGTGCCCTGCTGCAGTGTCTGCCGCTGCATTTCCTGCTGTAGTGCCTGCTCCAGCTCTTCCTCTGGCGGCACCACATCATCCGTGTTGAGCTCGAGCCCCTTGGCCACGGCGCGCAGCACAGCCGCGCGACCTTTCGGGCCGACAATCTGCGCGTCAATCGGGTTCGCTGTGATATTGAGGAACTCGTTGCGGCGCAGCTGCAGGCTTTCGAGCCGCATGAGACTTACCGCACCGCGCGCCACAACCTGCGCATCGCCTTTCAGTGTCGGGTCTTCTGCATACATCATGTTGTGGTTATACAGCTTCGTCAGCATGGGCGCCAGTATCGCAGAGTCAATATTTGACACCACGCCCTTCAGCCCCTTGTTGGCGGCCTCCATGAGCATTGACAAGCCGGATGCTGTGCGCCCCGCACCAGCGACCTTGTCGGAGCCGGCCATGTATCTCGGCACCAGCGAAAAGTCGTCGGCGAACTGGTAGAACTTCTCGATGACAGCCATCAGATCAGATACGTTGCTCTGCGGCTGAAAGAAATCGATAGCCTTGCCCTGCGACCCGAACTGCGAGTCCTGCACCTGATGCACCATCCACGGCTTCAACTGCGTGATGTCGAATCCCGGCGCCAGCCTGTCTATGTTTACCTCTACCTGCGGCCCTGACGCCATGCCCATGTTGTTGATCAGCGCGCGCACAGCCGAGTTGACTACACCCTGCACGTCGTCCAGCACATCTGGGAGCCCATGCCCCCAGAACTCTCCCGGGATGGTCTCGTAGCTCGACTTGTAGTAAATGCGCTGGCCTAGCGGGTCGTAGTTTATCTGCGCCTTGATGACCCACGATCCAACCAGCCACACGCACGCCTCGTACATTGCGTCCCGGTCAGAGATGCGCTCGTCCTCAAGGCCCCACTCGATCAGGTGCCGGCCACGAACTGGCCCGTGGTACTCGAGGATGTCGATGTTGAATACCTTGCGCTGCAGGCTGTCCGATACCGCGCTGGTCTCGCTATGCGCGCTTGTATTCAAACCGACCCAATCGTGCAGCCCGCCAAACTCACACTCCCGCAGCACAGCGCGGATGGCCTGCTCGTCAAATCCCGGCGACCCGATCAGATCGTAGAACTCCGACTCGCTGTAGGTGTGGTGCTCGATAATGTAGCCCGATTGCGTGTCGTCTGTGCCGGGGGCCGGGTACAGCCTGAACGGGTCCACGCGCTCAAAGCCGGGCTCAATCGACTGAATCACCTTGGGCGACAGCGAGCCCGCATCATCTCGCTCCCACGTCAGCTTTTTTCGGCGCCGCAAGATCGGGCCTTTCAGGATGGCGGCGGGGTACGTGGCCAAGTCCACAAGGAACTGAGCAAGCACCGAATTGAAGTCTGCTTCTGCCAGCTGGTCCGCCATCTTCCGCTCCATGCGGTCGGTGGTTTTCCTCGCCTGCTCCATCAGCGCCTGCTCGAACCGATCCATCTCAGCGGACATCTGCGCCCGCACAGCAACGGGGTCTGGCATCTGCCCGGTCTGTGCAAACGCCTGCGCTACCTGCATGCGCACGGCTTCGCGAACTTGCTGCTCAGCGTCCGGCGGAAAATCAGGCTTCGGCGTGGGGCTTAGTGTCCACGGCCGGTCAGCCTGCCCGATGAATACGTCGCGCAGCCATGACTCGACGATGCGAATCTTGTTGGCTGTGACACGCGCAAACTCTGTGGAGCCGCCAAATTCCTCGATGTGCGCCAGCTTTTCAGGATCATAGACCCCGATCAACGCACGGTGCGCACGGCGCAGGCGAGGCAAGACAGACTGCTTTGCCTGCCGCGCCTGCTCCCACGCCTCAGTAACGTGGCTCGCAAGTCCCGACAGCAGCGGTTTGCTGTTCGCCTCGCGAGCTTTGCGCGTGGCTTCCTGCTCTTCCTGCTCCTGCCGAACAAGCTCGCTGTTGGGTATTACCCGAATGAGTCCAGTTGCCGACTGCATCAGCTTACTACCCCCGAATACGTAGTGGTGCATGACGTGCTGCTGCCCGCCGAGAACGAGTCGGACCCGCTAAGCGTAGCAGACAGATTGAGCGACGCCATGGATGCTGCGGCCAGCTGTGCGTTCACCTTCGTCGAATCAGATAGCTGCTGCAGCTGGAGCGCGGACGCTGACTGCAGGACTCTGAGCGCGCGCTCTACATCCCCTGCCTGCGTCTCTACTGATAGACGAGCTTTCTCCAGCTCCTTTTCCAGCCCCAGCGCGCGGAACCGCTCCTGCACTTCAGCTTTGCCCAGCTCCGCGCGGTACGCCTCGATGCGCGCGCGGTAGTTGTCTGCCGCTGCTTGAATGCGGCTCACATCGGCCTGCACACCGGTAGCCCACGCCTGTACCTCTGCTGTGTGCTGCTCACGCTCTGCACGGGCAACTTCGTTCCGGGCACGTATTTTTTCAGCCTCCGCGTCTACCTGCTTCCCAAACGCATTGACGCGCGAATCAAATGCGCCTACTTGCGACTGGTACACACGGGCCTTGATATCCTCCCCCTGCACTTTCGCACGGTAGACATTCGTCTCCAGCTCAGCCCGCGACGCCACCGTGCCAAGACGCGCAGAGTACCCCTCTACCTCGCCGCGGTACGCCTCCACCTTGCCCAGCTCAGCCTCGATGCCGGCGCGGTACGTGTCCACCCGCGCACGTAAAACGTCCACCTTGCGAAGCTCCGCGCTAATCTGCGCCTCGTACTGGCGTATGCGCGCGTCGTTCGCGTCTGTCTTCACTTTTTCAGCGTCGACCTGCGTTTTAAATACCTCAATCTTGCCGAGCGCGTGCTTGATCTCGGCTTCGTATACCTGCGTTTGCGCTACGTATATCTTTATGTTGAGCTCGTACAGCGCAATTTCTGAGTTGTGTACGGCGATGAGGTAGTCCATGTTGGCTCGCGCAACAGCTACGCCGACCTCCATGATTTTGCTGGCTAACTCTAGCTGGAACTGCAGGAGCGATATCGACATCTCTCTCAGCTTGATGAAGTTGGCGTTGTACTGCTCGATGACCTTCCCGTATATGTCACGCCGCGCTTTTGCCAGTTCGCGCGACCTCTGCCGCTCCAGCTCATTCCGCCTCGCCGTGAGCGCGCCATGCGGCATGGTTATGCCTTGGCTTGCCCAATACGACAATGCCTTGGCCATCTCCTCTTCGTGCCGCGTCTCGATGTCTTCGTTAATCTGTGCCAGCACAATTTTATGCGGCGTGAGTATTTGCGACCGTTCCAACGTCTCCGGGCTCGATAGCTCATTGATTAGTGACGCAAGTTGACGACTCTGCTCGTCCAGCTTGCCATCTTTCAGCGCCTTAGTGAGCACATCATCGAACGTGTCCTCGAGCACGCCGACTGCGGACTCCGGCAATTCCGGCGCAAAACGCTGCAACTCGATGTCAGGCGCAGTTACTTGCTGCGACTGATACAGCACCGGCGACGCAGGCAAATCGATAGTGACGTCAGTAGCCGGCACAGCTGGGAACTCCAGCTCATCCATCTGCCGCAGCGCGTCCGGTATTTCTATTGACGGCACGTCATGGATAGTCAGCTCGTGCGGCGTAATGTCAAATTGCGGCACATCCCCCAGCTGCTGCAGGCCCTCGCCCGTATCAAGCTCTGTGGCCCCTGCGACTACAGGCGGCGGCGTATTGAATATCGCCGGCCCCGTCTCCAAC